GGAGCAAACATCCCATGTTTAAACATGGCACCAACTGGCCATGTAGGTCGTAAAGGGGCGACCTTTTGAGGAATTGAAGCTTCTCAACGGTGGGGCACCCAACAGGACCACAAAAGTCCAAGGTCAACTTGTGACCCACCATAAAACCACCCAACATAACAGCTTCTTGCAGGGAGTCCTCATTAACCTCCCTGAGCTCACTTAAATAATAAGCTATGGCAGAGCAAACGCCATATGAACCAACGTGGTTCAAAATCGTGGTCAAAACCGTACCAGAACCCTCAAATGGCCCCGGGTACTGTATCGTGTAACCTGCCTCCTTGTCTGACTGACTCCGCACATGTATGGGTTTACAACACTGATCCAATAACCCAAGAGCCCTTTCCTTGTGAAAATTGCCCAACATGGTTGTAACAACTCCAAAGGCATAATCGGCTTGGGAAGAATCATTGGAACTTATATCCATATTGCACATAAAACTCACACCATTTAGTCTACCAGACATACAACTATCATCACTATAAATAACGAACAAAACCCCATCATGTTGGGTTGCTTGCAAGAAGTTGTTGAAGGCGTCAACCAACGAATTTTCCTTAGGTTTTGACATAATATATATAGTGAAAGGCACATCATTCACAACAAAAGACCTGTAGCCATCCAAGCAAACCTTAACATACTCAGGCAGCTCATTAGCATACATAGGTCCCTCCCCGTAAGCCACATAAAGTCGTGGCGGCTTACCCACTTTCGCCAACTCCCGCTTAACGCAGGCATTTAACCGGCGAACCATATTGTTACTATCCTCATTCAGAAGCTGACCCTTGACGTAACTGCGCCTTACGTTACGCTTAACGTGAGGTATATTCGAGCACCAATTTCGACCATAAAATGGTTCGAAAAAAGTCATCATACTCTTATATCCCTCGTAATAAGCCCAATCACGGACCTCACACAACACGTCAACAGCTTTAGTTAATATAGAATAATTACAATCCCGTATGAGACCGGTTGTTTTCTCAGCAACAAAATGTCGGACATCATCATCAAGCACGTGAGCTAAAAACCTAACTTCAATATGATTCCGCTGAACGTACCTATGCTTTGACATTCTATTGCTAACTTCAACTAAGAAATGGTCAGGATCAATTTCCAAAGGATGGCCGAGAATTGAATCCCGCACGGCCACCCATAAGGCTTTTGAATTCCACCTATAACCAATCTCATTTTCTCGTGCGCCGATAAGCCTTTTAACCGCATGGTTAACGTTGTTTGTAGAGTCGGCGAACTCAACAAAAGGCCCAACGTTAATACCGGGCAATGAACACATGAGCGTTCGATATCTTTCTTTCCTGTTGTTATTGACCAATTGGGGACGACCATCAACTAAAATGGCATCCTTGAGATTAATAATCTCAATATCCTCCCTCACTGCCCAATCAAACGGAATATCACACTCGACATCATGCACGCGCCTAAACATACCAGTCCTAGCCTCTATGCCCAGAGACAACAAAATACTCTTATCACCATAATCATGAGTACATATCTTTTCTGTGTTATTCATGATTCTCCTTTGCATATACGAACCACCCATAACCTGGGCGAAATTAAAATGCATCTGATAAATAAAGTAATCGCAAGTCCCATCAAAAATGCTCACATCTAAAACATCTTCGGCAAATTTCCTTATAAAAGCCTTTACACCCTTAACAAACCGTTCATCAGGATCTCCGCCAGGGAAATTCTTTCGCAATTTAGTTAATAAGGGAGCAAAGATTAAATAATTAAGAACTGGATAATCAACATCCAAATAATGGTACGCCATGCTACTCATTTCATGCCACGGGTCCAACAGAACACGCGGTTCCCCATCAGGGTCATACCCCCCGGCATAGGGACAGGGACCGGGGCCTCCACAATTAACCTCGACTTGTGGAGGCAAGTTGCAACACTCATAGGCGACGGCGGCACGGCCGTTATAACCAGGTAATCCAACATGGACTGACCGACAAACGAACGCGAAGCCTTTCTTAACAAACCTATCTATGGCTGGGACATAAGTTTCAGGCCCCTCATTCTCGGAACCCGATCTAGCAATAACATCGCTAGACGATCCGTTGGTAGAACCCGAGCCACTCCCAGAACTACTTCCTGGCAACTTTGGGCGAAATCGTGGTTTTTTATGCTTACCGGGTTCACCACGAACCTTACCATTACTACTGAGGGCTTTGTCCATGGCGTCAAGGGCACTATCGATGGTCTTGCCACCAACGCCCTTGACGTCATCACTGTTGGTTGCCTCCCCATTACTCCCATTGAGGCTAGAACACACGAGATGATGAGAGCACACCTCATCAATCTCAAAAAACTGGTTCTCGCAAAAAACACACTCGTAGCAATCAACGTCCTCCTCAGCGTTGATTTCTATATGATCAACATCAAAATTTCCTACTGTTGGTATAAAATAGGTTATTATAGAAAGATCATCTGATACATACAAATCCTCGGAATAATCCTGGAAAGGTTCATATTCTAAATCGGCCTCATCTGCCTGCCCAAAAGGTGTCAGATCGATCTGCATCAAGAGCAAGCAGGATAGAGGGGATAATAAGCTCAAATCCGGCCGAAAAGTAAATTTTTTA